GTACTCCCGTAGGGAGTACTGGATGGGAGGGGAGGGGATGGGACACCCGTCGCACCCTGGAGGGTGTCACGCCGTGACACATTCCCCTGACCTGCGGTTCCTTCCGGAAACAGGCCCTCATTTTCGTCTGCGTTTGAGTCGAAACTCGCGCCATTTTCGCTCGCGTTTGCGTCGAGTTTCGGCTCAGAATCCCGCGAGTTTTTCTGGTCGCGGGCACTGTCGCGGCCCTTCTGCTGCCGCTTCCGGCCCGCCTCACGGGCCGCCTCGATCTGCTTCCGGGACCGGTTGTAGACGAGGAAGTCGTGCATCACGTAGCCGTCCTCGACCGGCTGCACGCACCGCGGGCACTGATGCCCGAACGGGTGGAGCATGCCCACCTCGACGAGCTTGCGGACCTGGGCCGGGGTGCCGTAGTCCCGCACGATGTCGGCGTCGAGCAGCCCTTCGGTGAGGTGCTTCGCGGCGTGCGCTCCGAGGCGGGTGAAGAGTCCGGCCGCGGCATTGCCCGCCTTGCGGACCTTCGGATGGGTGTCGAACCCGTCGTCGAGCGCGAACCACGGCATGTGCGGCTTCTTCCTGGAGGGTGGTGCAGGGCAGTCAGGCGAGGCGGTCGGAGTGGTAGGCGTCCGCCTGGTCGGCGGCCTGCTGGGCGAGGGCGGCCTCGGCGCACGTCTTGTGTGCGGGGGACCGGCGGGAGTCGCGGGTGTAGGCGTCCTTGCCGCAGTACCGGCACGGGGCCGGGGTGCGGGACCAGTGGGAGGAGTCCCGCCAGTCGAGGAGCGGTGTCGGCCGCTCGCCGCCGGTCATGCGACGGCCTTCGCGGAGTCACGGGCGATGGCGGCCTTCCGGCGGCGGTTGTACTCGTAGTACCGCTGGCTGGGGGTGAGGCCGCCGAGGACGCCGAACCGGTGGCTCTTGACCTTGCCGCCCTCATCCGCCAGGGCCTCTTCGAGGCAGGTCAGTCGAACCGTGCACAGTGCGCAGATGCTCTGTGCGTAGTCGATGCCGACCGCGTCGCCGGGGAACATGTCGTCCGGGTCACCGGTGCTGCACTCGGCGTACGTCCGCCAGTCGGGGGTGTAGGGGAGGCTGGTTCCGCGGGTGCTCATGCTGCTGCCCTCCGGCGGTCGCGGCGCTGGCCGGTCCGGATCTCGCGAACGATGTTGCGGACGCTGCTCACGTTCATGCCGAGGCGTTCTGCGATGGCTTCCGGGACGAGCCCGAACGAGGTGAGGTGCTCGACCTCGGCGCGGCGCAGCGCGGCTTGCTCGTTACGCGCGAGCTCCTGCTCGGCGGTGGCCGGGTCGAACGTGGGGTCGTCGATGTGCCCCATGTCCTCCCACCACAGCGGATCCCGCCAGCCCATCTCGATGGCTCGGCCCCGGGCCGCGTCGCTGCTGCCCTCGGTGTTGGCCAGTTGGTCGAATGCCTCCTGGACGCCTGCGGCGCTGGGAGCGTTGACCTTCAGGGGGCCGCCGTTGGCAAGGTGGGTCACGAACGACGAGGACATGCCGGCGGCGACCGCGATCACCGTGGGGCTGTGCCCTGCCGCGTACAGGGCCTGCACGCGCCGGCGGGTGGCCGTGGCGGGGATCTCGGCGACGTCGTCGAACTTGCCCGGCTGCACGGCGAGGATTCGCAGGGCATTGACTCGGCGGCAGGACTTGGTTTCCCCGCGGACGAGGCCGTGGATGACGTTCTTCGAGACGCCGGCCAGGCGGGCGATGAGGTGGTTGCTCATGCCGGACGCGTTCAGTGCCTCGATGTGGGCGAGCACGGGGCCGCCGGGGTGGCGGGCGGGGGTGCCGCGAAGCCGGGCGAGGCTGCGCTCCTTGCAGGCGCGGGTGTGGGCGGCGGTGCACTTGGTGCAGCGGCAGCCGGGCCACGAGCCGTTGCGGGCGCCGCGGTAGCGGTACTGGGTGCCGTGCGGGGGGATGTAGCGGTTGGTGCCCGCGGCCGGGAGCGGGGACATCCCGGCCGCGGGGGTCTGGGTGGAGGTGGTCACGCGTCCTCCTTCTTCGTGTGGAGCTGCTGGTCGTGGAGTTCGGAGGCGAGCTGCATTTCGTAGAGCCGCTGGTCGAGCTGGGCGGCGCGGCGTTCGGCCTTGCGGCGGGCGGTCTGCTCCTCGACGAGTTGCTTGCGGAGGAGGGAGTGCGCCATGCCGAGCGCTACGAAGGCGCGGCGGGGAACGAAGGGGAAGCGCATCACGCCTCACCGCCGGCGGCACCGGGCTGCGCGGTCTCGGGCCAGTCGACCGAGCCGGTGACGTCCTCGTCCCAGACGCCGGCCGCGTCGTCGCGGGTCACGGTGTACTCGGCCTCGGCCGGCGCCTCGGCGGGCGCCGGTGCGGTCAGGTTGGTGATGTCGAGGGGCGCCTTCGGCGGGACGATCTCCGCGTGAACCGTGCCCTCCAGTTCCTCGGCGGCGTACGGCATGCCGTGCAGGGCGTCGGAAGCGATCAGCCGGGACAGCTCGCCGGTCGCGCGGGCGACGAGCATCGTCTTCGGCTGCTTCTTCCACTCGGGCTTGCCGAGCAGGCCCAGCATCTGGGCGCGGTTCGTGTCCCACTCGACTTCCTGCCAGTGGTCCTCGCCCTTCCGGCGGCCGCGCATCTTGCAGTAGTCGCCGCGGGATTCCAGCACCTCGATCTGGTGGCCCTGCTGCTGGACCACGGCGCGCATGGCGTGAGCCCGCAGGGCGGTCGTGCCCTGGATGACGTCGATCGCCTTGAGCGCGGCCATCGGACGGAAGCCGAGTTCGGCGCCGGCGAGGATCGCGGCCGCGACCTCGTCAGGCTTGCCGCGCATGGACTGCGGCACGAACGAGGTGTTGGCGAGCTTGGTCGCCATCTGGTAGGCGAGGTCGGCCTCCTGGGCCCAGGCCATGAGGGCGGTGGTCCCGGCGGTCGGCGCGGGGGCGGCGGGCGTGGCGACCTCGGCGGCCTGCTGCTCGCGGGTGGCGATCTCGGTCACTGCAGGTACTCCTCGGCTTGGCGGATCGTGTCCCACGTCGGCATGCCGATCTGCGGGATCTGGGTGGTGGGCCCGGTCCAGTCGGGCCAGATGCCGGTGTGCTCGCACTCGGCGTAGATCTCCAGCGCGCGCCGGTTGCGGGCGCGGCCGATGTCCCGGTCCTGCTGGTGCAGCTCCCGAACGGTCACCAGGTACGGCGCGGTCTTGGACTGGAAGACGAAGACGAACCGGACCTCATCCGGATCGAGCACGGCCGCGATGCCGTCCACGTACAGGGCGTCCTGCTGGTGGTACGAGTAGTCCCGGATCGACCGCGACACCGCGGCCGGCGAGGCGTCGGCGCAGGACTTGTAGTCGACGCACAGGGCCAGGCCGGGCAACTGCTTCAGCCAGTCCGGGCGGACCCGGCACCGGACCCCGGTCGCCGGGTCGGTCCAGTACAGGGACTGCTCGGCCAGCCCCGTGCCGGGCGCCAGCAGCGGACCGGCCAGCGGGTGCGCCCGGAGGGCGGCGGCCATCGCCTCGACCTGGTCCATCTCCGCCTGCTTCAGCGGGATCCCGCCGGCTTCCCGGATCCTGCGGACCTCAGCCTTCGCGACGTTCGTGTCCCAGCGGGCACCCTCGACGACGACCAGCTCGGGGCCCTCGCCGAGGGCGAACTTGTGCGCAGCGTGCCCGAAGTCGAACGTCTTCTTCGGCGGCGCCGGGTTCAGCCGGTCGTGCTGGAACTGAGCCGGGCACCCGGGCGCGAGCAGGGCCCGCAGTCCGGAGGAAGACACCGACGTACGGTCGGCGTGGTACTCCTCGGCCGGGAGCCCGGACAGCATCACCGGCCCGGCGGCCGGGGCGTCGGCCCAGGCCTGCGCGGTCGTTGTCACAGGGCCCTCCCGATGGCGGTGATGATCAGCGCCCAGAGGACGAGCGCGGGCAGCAGGGCGTACACGCAGCCGCGGAACGGACTGGAACTCACCGGGCACCCCCGAGGTAGCGGGCGTAGAGGACCGTGCCGGTGTCGACCGGGGCGGTGCGGGTCTCGAACGCGCCGGCCGGGGCGTACTGCGGCAGGGTGTCGGCGCGGCGGATGTGCCGGGCGGTCGACAGCGCGGACTCGCGGCCGTTGTAGGTGCCGACCTCGATCCACACGCAGGGGTGGCGGCGGCAGTCGTCCGCACGCAGCGAGTGGTTGGCGATCGGGCGCTTCTTCCAGCGGGCCATCACGCCACCTCGCTCACGGCGCGGGTCCAGCCGGCGGGGCGGAGCAGCTTGCAGGTGTACGCCCGGCGGCCGGTCGTCTGGTCGTTCCACACGGTCAGCTCCCCGCGGGCCGCGAGGGCCCGCAGGTCCTTCCGCGCGGTGTTCCGGCCGGACGTCGGCCACGGCGAGCGGCGCAGGGCCGCCTCCGCGCGGAGCGTCGTCCACTGCCCGGACGAGGACTGCATCGCGGCGAGAAGCCACTCACGGCGACTCGTCTGCTCGGCGAGATTCACAGGGCCCTCCGGTCACGCTGGTCAGGAATCGCCGGCAGGTCGCGGCCCAGCTCGAACCGCTGGTGCAGGAAGGAGTCGTGCGGGTCCTCCGCCTGGCGCTGGCCGGCGAGGATGTCGCGCAGCTTCTGCACCTGCGGGGACACGTCCTCGGCGGGCGTCCCGCAGCGGCACGTGTGGGGGCAGCGGTCGCAGTCCTCGCACACCTCGTGCGGGCAGTGGCCGCATTCGAGTCGGCGGGTCAGTGGAATGCCGCAGCGGTGGGTCTGGGCAGCCTCGGGCCGCTCGGCCTCGACCTGCCGGCACAGCTCCGCGATCCGGTCCCGGTCGGCACGCAGCGTCTCTGCCGCGTCGGACAGGGCCTCGTTCGTGGTGTGCCGCTCGGTCTCCAGCTCGGCCACCCGGGCCCGCAGCCGGGCCAGTTCGGCCGCGGTCTCCGGGGACTGGAGCAGCTGCGCCGAGCCCAGCGCGAACACGACCGTGGCGACCAGGTCACAGAACCCGTCGCTGCTCTCCAGCAGCGCCGCGTTCGCCGTCTTCAGCGCCAGACGCTCCGTCGGCGTAGGGGAGTGCGTCATGCCGCACCGCCCAGCACCCGCACCGGGGCGAACCACGCGGCGATCGCCGTCGGCGTCCACGGGTTCGACGCGCCCGGACCGACCTCGTCCGGGTCCTGCGGGGTGTCGCACACCATCAGCGGTTCGCCCTCAGGCGTCACGCCTGCCTGCCGCCACACGTCGCCGTCGCAGTCCACCAGGACCAGCGCGACCGGGGCAGCAGGGAGAGGGGTGGGGAGCGCCACACGGACCGTGCGCCGGTCTCCCGAAGGGAAGTTGGTGGGTAGGGTGATGTTCACGGTGTCCTCATTTCTCAGTGGGTGAGGGGCCGAGGGGCTCCCTGGACCTGTCCGTCCGGGGTGGCCCCGTTTTCATGTGGTCAGGCAGCGACCGGGCGGGCCTTCGCGATCAGCCGTTCGTACGTGGCCGTCTGCTCGGGGGTGAGGCGGCCGGCGGCGTAGTCCGCGGCGATGCGGCGGCGGGCCTGGTCGAGGACGGTGCGGGCGCCGGTGATGCACTCGGCGCGGGTGGCTACGCGGCTCATGCCGTGGCCTGTTGGAGGAGCTGGGCGAGGGTGACCCCGTAGGCGTCCTCGACCTTGCGGGCGGTGGCCACGGACGGGGTGTTCTTGCCGTACCAGAGGCGCCACGCGGTGCTCTGTGCAACCTTCAGGTGATCTGAGAGGTCTACGTAGTTGTGCTGCCCTTTGGCGGCGGCTGCAGTGCGCAGCAGGGTTCGGTCGTACATGCGTCGTACCTTTCCCGCCTGACAGATCTGTCTGGCGTGAGAGAAAGGTAGCACGCATCTGTCACGCGTGAAAGATGTGGGACGGGGGTGAGGTGTGAAGGTCCGCCCTTTACGGTTCCTTCACTGTTGACAGAGTGACGCGGGACTCATACGTTCTGTTGCACGTTCGACGTTGAACTACAGGTCAGGGGCCTGTGTTCGATTCCTGTACGCATGGGTGGGCGAAACTCACTGGCCAAAAGGAGGTGTTCCGTGGCAAGGCGCCTCGCGCTATCTTTCAAGCATGAAATACAAGATCAGCGACGGCGCCACGTTCGCCGACTGGGTAAAAGAGCAGATCACCGCCCGGGGCTACGACGTAAGCGGGCTCCGCTCGGGCGGCCGAACCCGCTTCGCCGAGGACTCCGGCATCAGCCCCGCCAGCGTCGGACGTTTGATCAACAACGGAGACGTCAAGGACATCAAGGTCCTCGGCCTCCTAGCTGACGCACTTCGCGTTCCCCTGGGTGAGGTGCTCGTGAGAGCGGGCATCCTTGCAGAATCCGAACTCCGAGCCGTCCAGAACCCACCGCCAACCCCCCACCCCATGACTCCCGATGAGGCAGCCGACGCCCTAGGCATCGACGACGACCTCGACCGGGAGCTTTTCCGGAACACGGTTGACACCCTCCGTAGACGACGCCGACGGAGCGGGGGGCAGGCCGCACAGAACTGACCAGCACGGAGGTACGTCAGTGTCCACACGCAACCTGCTCACCCTGCTCACCACCCTGTTCCTGGCCAGCCTCGGCGTCGGGCTCGCCGGCATCATCACCGACAGCATCGGACTCCTGCGCACTGGCCTCCTCGCCATCCTCGCCACCGCCACCAGCCTCGTCTGCGCCACCCTCTGGCACACCCGCCGCCTCACCGAACGCGAACGCGACGACATCCACAACGCCGGCTACAAGCTCGGCCTCCAGCACTGCACCCTCGGCCTCCTGGACACCCCTCCGTCTGGGGGCACCGTCGTACCCATCCGGCCCGACCTTCCACGCCAGCACGAACGGCAGGCACAGTGACAGCACCGAACCCCACCAGCCAGGGCTCACCCGAAAAGGGCGAGCCCTGGCTCGCTTATGTGCGCGTCTCCACCTGGAAGGAGGAGAAGATCAGCCCCGAGCTGCAGCGCACAGCGATCGAAGCGTGGGCCAGGCGGACCGGCCGCCGCGTCGTCGACTGGATCGAAGACCTCGACTACACCGGCCGCAACTTCAAGCGAAAGATCATGGGCGCCATTCAGCGCGTCGAGGACGGCGAGGTCCATGGCATCGTCGTCTGGAAGTTCAGCCGGTTCGGCCGCAACGACACCGGCATCGCGGTCAACCTCGCCCGCGTCGAAAAGGTCGGCGGCCAACTCATCTCCGCCACCGAGGACGTTGACGCCCGCACAGCCGTCGGCCGCTTCAACCGGCGCATCCTGTTCGACCTCGCCACATTCGAGAGCGACCGCGCCGGCGAGCAGTGGAAGGAAACCCACCAGTGGCGCCGCAGCCACGGCCTCCCTGCGACCGGCGGCCGACGCCTCGGGTACGTATGGCACCCCCGCCGCATCCCCCACCCGACCGACCCAGGGCAGTGGCTCACGCAGCAGGAGCGGTACGAGGTCGACGAGGCCGCGCGGACCCACATCGAACAGCTCTACGCCCGCAAGCTGGGTGACACGCAGCCCTCGCCCGCCGGCTACGGCGGCCTCGCCGCATGGCTCAACGGCCTCGGCTACCGCACCGGTGACGGGAACCCGTGGCGCGCGGACAGCCTGCGCCGCTACATGCAGTCAGGCTTCGCCGCCGGGATGCTGCGCATCCACGACCCTGACTGCCACTGCGACTACACCGAGGGCGGAGGATCGTGCACGCGCTGGACCCACATGGACGGCGCCCACGAACCGATCATCACCCCCGACACCTGGGAGCGGTACGAGGCGCACGTCGCCGAACGGCGCCGCATGGCGCCGCGCGTCAGGAACCCCTCCTACCCGCTCACCGGACTCGTCCGCTGCGGAGGCTGCCGCGAAAGCGCCCACGCCACATCCGCCCGCCGTGCCTCCGGCAAGGTCCTCGGCTACGCCTACATGTGCGGGCAGAGTCGGCACAGGCTGTGCGATGCACCCGTGTGGGTACAGCGGCAGCTCGTCGAGGACGATGTCCGAACGTGGCTGGAGCAGGTGGCCGCGGACGTCGACGCCGCACCACCGGCGGCGGTGCCTGCCCAACGGGACGACGAGTCCAGCCAGGAACGCGACCGGGCCCGCCTGGAGGGCGAGCACACCCGCCTCACGAACGCCCTGACGAACCTCGCCGTCGACCGGGCCACCAACCCGGAGGCATACCCGGCTGGCGTGTTCGAGGCCGCGCGCGAGCGGATCCTGAAACAGAAGGAAGCGGTCGCCGCGGCCCTGGAGGTGCACGCCGTCACGGTGCTTCGGCCGGACCGGCGCAAGCTCCGGCCCCTGGCGGTCGGTCTGTTGGACGAGTGGGAGCTGTTGGAGTCACCGGAGAAGAACGCCCTGCTCCGGTCGCTCATCCGCCGTGTGGTCCTGACCCGGGGCGCGGTCGGGCAGCGAGGGGTCGAGGGGAGCGGTGCCACGCGAGTTGAGGTTCACCCGCTGTGGGAGCCGGACCCGTGGCAGACTTCTGACCAGGGGTAATGCGCGCTCGTTTCGCTGAGGGTAGCCACCTGTTTTATACGTCTCGTCCCTGAACAGCACGTGCAAAACAGGTGGACGAGGCAGGCGACCTGACACAGTGAGGGCCCCGATCAGCTGTCTTGCCGATCGAGGCCCTCGGTCCCGCCGCCCGCATCTCGCCGAAGATTCACGCACGACGGGAGTCTGGGAAGATCCCCCTCCGCTTCTTACCGTGTGAGGCCATGATCATGCAATGTAGGGTCGACCCTGCTGATATTTGATCTTGGTCCCGTGAGCGTGGTCACGTGCCACGCTCCACCGCATCTCCCCCATGGGTCCTCGCCCGCCGGCGGCAGATCGGCGACCAGATCCGCGCCGCCCGTCTCCATGCGAACCTCACGCAGGAGGGCGTGGCCAACCTCGTACCGATGGACAGGTCCACGTACGTACGGATCGAGCAGGGCCACGCCGCGGCCACCCTCGACACGCTGCTGCTCGTCGCCGACGCGATCGGCGTCCCACTCTCCGAACTCGTGCGGTAGCCCCGGCCGGCGACGGGGGACGGAAACCGGCCGGGGCGGCTGGGCCTGCTCGACCATGGGCCGCCGTGCCCACGGGCGAGCAGGAGATCAGGGGCGGGGCAGCCGCGCGTACCAGGCCCGCATGGAATCCGTCACGGGCGCGTATGGAGACGTCGGCTCCGGGCCCGGTAGTGGCTGGACGCGCGGCCCGCACTCTGCTGGGTCGGCGTGCCAGTACACCGGCACGTGGCTGCGGCTGTCGCTGTCGTCGTCGATCGGCTTGGCCTCGCCCTCGATCGGCTGGCCGCAGTACGCGCAGGTCTTCACCGGCGGCCCTTCCGGTGGCAGGCGTGGTCGCAGCGGATCGTCAGCGCCACGTCCCCGTAGCGGGTGACCACGTCGCCGGGCTGGCAGTGCTGGCACTCGCGCAAGCTGCACGGTCCGCTGATCTGCTGCTGCCCTTTCCGGGCGGCCGGCGGATGGGTAGTCTCGGCCATGACGAGACCTCCTCACGGTGTCGTCCGTACCCCCGGACCGGTCGCACGGTCGCGGGGGTCTGTGCTGCTCTCAGTGTGGTCTACCGAGGTCTACCGCACCATACTGCGGTCGCGCGGTCTACCGCAGCTACCTAGCGTCAACCGTGTGAGTGAGGATCTTGACCGGACCCGGCCCGTGTGGAGGCAGATCGCTGCCGTGCTCGAACGGCGTATCGCCGACGGCACGTACCCGGTCGGCAGCCGCGTCCCCTCCGTCGTTGAACTCAGCACCGAGTTCGAGGTGGCCGCGTCGACCGCGCAGAAGGTCCTCGCCCACCTGAAGGCCGAGGGCCTCGTCCGCGCCGAGGTCGGGCTCGGGACCTTCGTCGAACCCCAGACATGACGAAACCGCCCCCTCCACCCGAAGGCAGAGGGGGCGAGGTCACACTCCGGTGCGGTTGTACTCCTCGACGAGCGGGTGCACCGGCTCGGGCTCGATCCCGGCCCGGTTCATCTGCGTCGCCCACCGGTCCACGGTCCAGGAGAACGCGCGCAGCAGCGACTCGAACCGGGCCTGGCGCCCGCGGAGCGCACCGTTCTCCTCGTCAACCCGCCGCACCGTCGCTTCCAGGACGGCCAGGTTCGCGGCCTGTTGCGCCGGCGCCGCGGTCGCCAGGGCTGCCGCCTCCTGCGCTGCGGCCGTGGCCCGCGCGGCCTTCACCGTGGCGCGGGCCACGAACAACCCGCCGCCACCCAGGACGCTTCCGGCGGCCCCGACAACGGCCGCCCACTCACCAACGTTCATGCGCCCTCACGATTCCGGGCACGGCGCGGAGCTGGGGGGACCGAGTACTCGGGCACCGTCGCGGCCCACATGATGACCGCCACATGGGAGGTCAGATACCAGACCGCGACCCACAGGCCGCGGGAGTAGTCGCCGGTGAGGACAGCCGCTAAGTAGGCGGTCGCCCACACCGATGGGGGGACGAGTGCCGCGTAGAACCCCCACCGGTCACGGCCGATGCGGAGGAACGCGGACACGAACGTGACGAGGCCGGCCAGGATCCACAGCCAGGCCCAGTGCCGCAGGTCGCAGTACCGGGTGAGGAGTCCGAGCCCGACGGCCTCGGGCGGGTCGACAAGGAAGCTGACGCCCCAGCACGTCTTACCGACGCCGAGGATCAGCAGGAACAAGCCGCGGCGACCCAGATGCTCCCGGGCCCGCCGCAGCAACAGGCACCGCACCTACACACCCTTGGCGAGCGACGCGCTGTTCTTCGCTCCGAACGCGCGCGCCACCATGCCCTTCAGGAGCGTGCCCGCGGCGGCGATCCCCGCGGCGGCCATGGTCTCCCAGAAGGAGGCGTGGAACATGTCGGCGGGGCCAGCAGCGACGGCGACACCGCCGGCCGCGACGACCGCGGTGGCGAGCGTGCGTTCGGCGAGATCCCGCACGTAGGTCTTCCCGGTCTTCAGGACGGTCTCGGCGTCGGGGAAGTGGATGGGCTGGGACATGGTGACCTCCTGGTCAGCTGTTGAGGCGGGCTTCGAGTGCGGCAACCTGGGCGGACAGCTCGGCGATCGCGGCGAGGATGTCCGCCGCGTGCTGGTCCGGCCACACCTGGAACGTGCTGGCACGCCGGGTCGGGTCCGTACCGGGCTCGGCGGTCGGCGAGTTGAAGCGCCGGTTCCAGACCTCGTCGGCGGCGGCCTTGGCGATCTGCGTGATCTCGGCGGCTGTGAGCGCCACGCCTTCCTCCTGGGGTGCGGGCTTGGGTGCGGGTGTGGTCTGGCCCTTCGCGCGGGCGACGATGCCCGGGAAGACGACCTCTCGGAACTGGCGCACGCGGGCGTCCCCAGGGCACGACGTGCCGGACACGGCCCAGTCGGCGTGCAGCCGGTGGTAGCCGAACCCGGGGTCGGACGCGGTACGGCAGATCCGCAGAGGGATGCCGTGCTTCTGGTGCAGCCACACGCCGAGCTCGATCAGCTTCTCGACCTGCGCCGCCGTCCACGGGTCGGTGCCCTTGGTGTTGGACGCGGTCTCGATCGACACAGCGCCGGTGCCGTCAGGCCTCAGATTGGCCTTGTAGTTCGCGTCGGCGCGGGTCTCCGTCCCGATGAACTGGCCGAGGTCGCCGGCGTAGCCGAGTCCGAAGTGGGACTCCAGGTTCGTGGTCTGCCAGTACTCGTAGGTCCGCTTCGCGGTCCACGGCGCGATGATCGAGTGGACGATGAACTGCGTGGGCTTGATGGCCGGCTGCGAGTCGGACTCCGGCTGCAGCTCGTACTTCGTGGCGCCCGGGTACCAGGCCATGCGGCCCTCCAGACATGAGAGAAGCCCCGGCCGGCGGGCGCGGGGCTTCTCTC